AGGTTTGTCATGCCTTTTCCTCTTCTACCCTAAACTGATCTTCTGCCCTAAGTTGACTATCGCTCTTAACTTCAATCTCATACTGCCTACCAATTGGTGGATATTCGCCCCATTGATAAATGGTCTGAGGCCACGTCTTTAGGGCATCTGCAAGCTTTTTAACCCCACCCCAATAGTCGATTGCTTCCTGTGTTTTCATGATTTATCCAATTAAATTGAAAATACTTGTTGACACAATACCATTTATTATGATCTACTACAAATAATCGCTAAACGGACATCCCAACAAGCGATCAACTTAGGAGAGCCACATGGCTATCAATCTTAGAAGCACCAAAGGTTTACACGCAAACGGCGTGAAGTTACTTGTATACGGCAATGCGGGTTCAGGCAAGACATCGCTTATCCCTACTCTGCCAAACCCTGTTGTGTTTTCTGCTGAAGGTGGATTGTTGTCGATCGCTGATGCAGACCTGCCTTTTGTCGAGGTGTCATCTTACGACACCCTGATGGAAGCGTACCGTTGGGTGACCGAAGCTGACGAAGCAAAACAGTTCGAGTCGATCGCACTTGATTCGATTTCAGAGATTGCCGAGGTGGTGTTGAACCATGAGAAGAAAATTGCAAAGGATCCTCGCCAAGCTTATGGCGCCATGCAAGAGCAGATGTATGACATTATTCGCGCGTTTCGCGATATTGATGGCAAGCATATATATTTCACGGCGAAGTGTGAGAAGACTGCTGATGAGTCGGGGCGCATTCTCTACGCACCGTCAATGCCAGGCAACAAGACTGGTCAGGCGTTGCCTTACTTCTTTGACGAAGTGTTGGCACTACGCGTTGAGAAAGATGCAGAGGGCGTGGCACAACGTGCGTTGATGTGCGATTCGGACGGTATTTGGCAAGCCAAAGATCGCTCGGGCAAGCTTGACACTTGGGAGGCGCCAGATCTTAGCGCCATCATTGCAAAGATTGGGGGTTGATTATGACACTCTATCAACAATGGATTGACGCAAAAGACGCTGAGAAGACCGCAATTGAGTGGCGCCGCGGGATCGAAGACCAACTGGTTGCAGACTTGGGTATTGCCAAGACTCTAGACGGCACCCAAAACGTCGAGGTCGAGGGCTATAAGGTCAAGATCGTTGGTCGCCTTGACCGCAAAGTGAATTCAGACAAGTTACAAGACTTGGCTGCTGAGTTTGGTTTGACTGAACACCTGTCGAGCCTGTTTCGTTGGAAGCCTGAGATCAATGTTTCGGCATGGAAATCAGCAGACCCACGCATCACCGAGCCGTTGCTTGATGCAATCACAAGCACCAACGGTCGCCCATCTTTTACCATTACTAAGGAATAAACATCATGGCACAACTTAACGAAACCTTTAGCGTTGACGCACTTCCCGTATCCGATCGCAATTTTGAGCCTTTGCCCGCCGGTTGGTACACCGCGGTGGTCAACGGTGCAGAGATTAAAAACACCAAAGCCGGTACGGGCCAGTACATTGCCGTGCGCTATGACATCACCGGCCCAACGCACCAGGGCAGGGTTGTCTTTGGCAACTTGAACATCAAGAACCCAAACCCAAAGGCCGAAGAGATTGGGCGCCAGCAACTCGGCGAACTGATGCGCGCAATTGGCCTGTCAACTGTGCAAGACACGGATCAGTTGATCGGCGGGCAGTTGATGATCAAGCTTGACGTGCGCGAGTCTGAGCAGTATGGCGCATCAAATGATGTCAAAGGTTTTAAAGCAAATGGCTCGGCGCCACCCAAAGCCGCACCAGCATCGGCACCTGCCAAAGCAGCACCACCTTGGGTTAAAAAATAAGGAGTAATAAAGATGACTGATATAGACCTAACGCTAACCGTAGCAGAGGTTAATTCGATTATGGCGATGCTCGGGCGTCAACCTTACGAACAGGTCGAAGGCCTGATCGCTAAGATTCGCGCACAAGCGTTGCCGCAGTTGCCAAAAGAGTAAAAAAATGCCCCTGACCTTGCGGTTGGGGGCATAAAACTAAGGAGATACCAGTGAAGATACCGGAATCAGAATACACCATAAGTGCCTTAATTGACAAGCACCATGAGTCGATTCAGAGCGAGCCACGCCCCCACATGGGTGCCTCGGTGTTGGGCCATGTCTGCGATCGGTGGTTATGGCTATCGTTTCGCATGGCTGTGGTCGAAAGGTTCCCTGGGCGCATTCTGCGCTTGTTCAGACGGGGCCAAGAAGAGGAAGCCCGAGTTGTGTCTGATCTGCGCGCCATTGGCATGGATGTGCAACGCACGGGCGAGAACCAGTCGCGCGTAGACTTTGGTTGCCATGTTAGCGGTAGCATGGACGGGGTAATTGAATCAGGAGTGCCCGAAGCGCTCAAAACGCGCCATGTCTTGGAAATTAAGACGCACGGCAAGAAATCGTTTGATGATCTTGAAAAGAACGGGGTTGAGAAGAGCAAGCCCCAGCACTTTGTACAGATGCAAGCGTACATGATGGGGCTAGGTGTTGACCGCGCTTTGTACTACGCTATCTGCAAAGATGACGATCGTATCTACACCGAGAGGGTGCGCTTTGATAAGGCCGTGGCACAAAAGGCGATCGACCGGGGTTATCGCTTGGTCAAAGCCGATCGTATGCCACCACCCATCAGCACAGACCCCACTTGGTTTGAGTGCCGGTTCTGCGCGGCGCATGAGTTTTGCCACAAAACCAAGCTAACTAAGGAAGTGAACTGTCGCACTTGCACCAACTCCACGGCGCGTGAAGACGGCACTTGGCATTGCGAAGAGTATGACGTGAATCTTGACTTTACTCAGCAAAAATGGGGCTGCGAGGCGCACGTCCTGCACCCTGATTTAGTGCCGTGGGGATACAAAATTAAGGACAAAGCGGTCATTTGGATAACGCCCGACGGTGACATCAAGAACGGCGTAAGCGACTGGGAAACCTTCACAAGTCGTGAGATCGTGGCAAACCCCAAAGCTTGTGCTGTTGACGACAAATTTATTGCCGAGGCGCGTGAGATATTTGGTGCGAAGGTGGGGGGATGAGTGATTATGAACCACCTAAATGGATAAAAAAACAGTTTGTGCAGTTAGTTAACAAAATTCCTGCTGAAGACATTCACGCAATTATTATTGAAGCGGCTAACGATGCTGCTAATTTAGCTTTTGATCATGTATATGAAACGCTTGTGGCTTTAGCAAGTGAAGCGCCTGTTTTGCCTGTTAAAGAAGAAATTATTGATTCATGGGATCCGATTCCTGAAATTTTGTCAAAATTAAAAAACATTTTTCAAGATTCTTCTTTTACATCTCAACAATTTATTAATTATTTAGAAGAAAATCCACAACAAAAAGATTGGTTTATGCGACGGACTGGTGGAGCCTGTCGCGCTGCAAATGTGTTTGGTGGTTTTTTAGGAAAAATATTAAAAAGCCAAAAAGACGAAGCCATACAAATTGAAAAGGTTGGTTACATGTCACCAAATAAAACATCGGCTTCATTGTGGAGAATTAAAAATGTTGCGTGACTACCAACAGCGGGCAATTGATCAGTTGTACACATGGTTTGAATCAAACCCAGGCAACCCCTGCCTAGTCCTACCCACCGGCTCGGGCAAAAGTCACATTGTGGCTGCACTTTGCAAGAACGCTTTGCAGGAATGGCCTGAAACCACCATCTTGATGCTGACCCACGTCAAAGAACTGATTGTGCAGAATGCTGAAAAGATGCGGTTGCATTGGCCTAACGCACCGCTTGGCATATATAGCGCAGGTATTGGCAAACGCCAATTGGGTGAACCGATTACGTTTGCAGGGATCCAGTCGGCTAGAAATAAAGCGTTGTTATTAGGACATATTGATTTAGTAATTATTGATGAGTGTCATTTGGTGAATCATCAAGAGGAAGGCGGCTATCGCATCCTTTTGAAGACGCTACAACAGATCAATCCACATTTGAGGGTCGTAGGTTTGACCGCCACTCCGTACCGCTTGGGGCATGGCCTGATCACCGACAAGCCAGCATTATTTGATGCGCTGATTGAGCCGGTCAGCATTGAGGAGTTGGTACATAAAAAATATTTGGCAACCCTGCGTAGCAAATTAACAACAGAGCGGTTAGATGTGAGCGGTGTGCATAAGCGTGGCGGCGAGTACATCGACGCGGAGTTGCAAGCAGCGGTCGATAACGCTGACAAGAACATTGCCGTGGTGCGGGAAGTCATCAAGCTTGCTGGCAGTAGGCGCGCCTGGCTATTCTTTTGCGCGGGCGTCAAACACGCGCAACACGTTTGCGTTGAGCTCACCCACCAGGGCGTAACCGCGGCGTGTGTGACAGGCGACACACCTAAAGCCGAGCGCGATCGGATCCTGACAGAGTTTAAAGCGGGGCGTATCCGTGCGTTAACTAACGCAAACGTATTGACCACCGGCTTTGATTATCCCGACATTGATCTGATTGCCATGCTGCGCCCAACCATGTCAGCGTCACTCTATGTGCAGATGGCAGGGCGTGGGATGCGCCCCAAGAGTCACACCGATCATTGCTTGGTGTTGGACTTTGCAGGCGTAGTCGAGATGCACGGGCCAATCACCAACGTGCAGCCACCAAAGAAAGGCGGGTCGGGCGAGGGTGAGGCGCCTGTCAAAGTGTGTGACGTGTGCCATGAGATCGTCCACATCTCGGCGCACACTTGCCCAATGTGCGGCACACCGTTCCCCCCGGCACCTGAAAAAAAGTTGGTGTTGCGCCACGACGACATCATGGGGCTTGAGGGCGTTGATATGCCGATCACAGACTGGCATTGGCGCAAGCACGTTAGCCGTGCCTCGGGCAACGAAATGATTGCGCTTACCTATTACGGTGGCTTAACTGACCCACCCATTACAGAGTACTTGCCGGTTCTGAATCAGGGCTATGCCGGCAACAAAGCTATGACGCTGCTCCATGACATAGCACAACGATCGAACGCCACGCTATCGGGCATTAATGAGGCCGCAGAGCCATTGACGTACTTGGTTGTGCAAATGAATGATTCCAACCCGCCAGCCATGATTTCGTACAAACGTGATGGCAAATTTTACAAGGTGGTAAAGCGACTATGGCAACAACCTCAGAACACCTAGAACAAGCCCGAGTGGTCATGTGGTTTAGGCGCACATATCCGGATACATTAATCTTTGCAATTCCGAATGGCGGTTTGCGCTCTAAGTCACAGGCTATGAAGCTAAAGGTCGAGGGCGTTGTGCCTGGCATCCCCGACCTTTTTATCCCCGCATGGATGACTTGGGTGGAGATGAAAAAGGCAAAAGGTGGTGTTTTGTCAGAAGAACAACAATTAATGATTAAATATTTACAAAGTGTGAATTATTGTGTTATTGTGGGTCATGGTGCAGAAGACGCCATCAATCAACTAACGGAGAAATACCATGAAATTATGCAAAGACTGCAAACACTTTGACAACACTAAGTTGCTTGTTGAGTGCAAGCGCCCTATAGGGATTAGTTTGGTCACGGGTGAGCCTAAGTTTCGCAAAATAACAGCCGAGCATGAGCGTGAGCTTGATGTGACTGGCTGCGGCATTGATGCCAAATACTTCGAGGTAAAGGATGAGGACTACGACATAGTAGACCCAGTCAATCTTGACGCTGACAATTACAAAAAGAAGCACGACTGCAAACGCAGCGGTTGCACCGTTTGCGTAGCTTTTGAACATTAAATCAACCGCCCCTTCGGGGGCCTAAGGAGATCGACATGACATTAGAAGAATGGACTAGGAGTTTGCTTACAGCCATGTTGGCGTTGTTAGATGACGCTGACCCGAAGTCAGAAGCGGCAATTAAAGCGCGTCAATTGTTAGCTACCAAGATCACTAACTAAGGATCCAATGTGAAACAACAAAACCTACAAGGCGCCACAGTTTTTGACTGTCGGTTGAAAAACATCCCCTGCCAAATTGCGTACTGGAACCGCGAGCTGTACTCGGTGCTTGACCGCAAAGGCTATCACGCCCCTTGGTTAGAAGCCAAGGTTGAGTCGTGGGAAATTGCAGAACTTATTGCCGAAGATCGGCGTGACCGTAGGGAGATGTGTGATGAATAAAGAACCTAAAGACCGCTTTGTAACCATCCGTATGCCAATTGAGTTGTTCAAGGTTGTCAAGGCACTTGCCGATGGTCAGACGCGCTCGGTGAGCCGTCAAATTATTCACCTAGTTAAAGAGGGGTTGCAGAAATGACCCCTTACGAAAAAGGTTTTGAAGACTGCAAAAGGCAGGTCAAAGTCGCAATGGTTGCGGCTGTTGAAAATGCCATCCTAATGGAACGCGAGGCTTGCGCTCGGTTGGTTGAAGAGATGGCCAGTAAGTGTCATGACATTCGCCGCGCTGCGCTTGAAGTTGCCGTTGAGAACATCAGAGGAAGGTGGCAGAAATGACAAGAGAAGATACCTTTGACGCCATCGAACGCTTTTGCGCTACACCTAAAACATCCCGCGCCATTGCTGAACACTTGGGGCTACACCCATCTTCGGTCTATGGCTATCTAAGCGGTTTGCAGCGCCGCAAACGGCTTGAGAAGCGCGGCGATGACAAACGTAATGGTGTACAGGCCACGTTCGTTACGCTGCGCCCAGCGCCTGTTGTGTTGTCAGACAACGCCAATCTTATTATTGCCCACGCCCATAATCCTTTTGGATTACGAGCATGAGCTACATCGTTGCATCTCTACCCCCGCTCAAGTGTTTCGTACGCCGAGAGTTCTTGTACAACTTTACTAAGGGTCACGGCGAATACGAACCGGCTATTTGGGTGAGCATCAAGGCACTCAGGGGCCAAGTGTTTCGCATCGAGAGCCTTCTGCCCGCCTATGGCGCGTTGTACGACAAGCTGCCTATCCACGCTTATGTGTGGCACACCGATAATCCTGCGGCGTTGCCTATTGACACGCTACAGCTTTGGGATTGCATGGGCTACAAGTTCACAGTCATTGAGAAGATCGGGCTGCGTAATTTAGGCGTTAAGTTTATGACTAAGGAAAAGACATGGGCTTACGGCAAGTACCTGTTCACCGTGGACTTCTGCGCGGATGGTCAGGACGTGGACACGGGCTTTACCGAACAGGCCGAGGAGCATAAGAGTTTTAACTTCATCAGGCTCGACAATGGTCAGTTTGCTTGTCAGCCGAACAATAGGTGCCTATGGTACGACCAAAGCCTTATCCCTGCTGACACCAAGCACCCTGACTTTCAAGCGGCACAAACCTTTTGGACGGTAGACGGCACACGCAAATGGACAACCGGCACCGATTGGTTTTATAACATTGAGGAGAGGACATGACCGAGAGCCAAGTGTACAAACAGATTATCGAGAACCTTGCACAGATTGACGATGACATTGCACGGCTGCGCCACCAGCACTTGATGCTACGCGTGGACATTCAAATTCTATTGGAGAAACGAAATGGTATACGACATAATAATGTGGTTCTATGCGTCGATGGCCCTGATGGTAGCGGCGCTTTTGTGGCTGTTTAACACACGCGAGAAACCCCCGCCACCATTCCCGCCTGAGTTGGTCTGCGACGGTTGCGGTCAAGTCTGTAGTGAACTTTTAGGAGGCTACTGTGAATACTGCATCAAGAAATATTGACCGCACTGACGCCAATTGGACAGGGCGCATCGCGCGTTCAATCCACACGGGGCGGTACGTTCGACCGTACATCCCCTTGTGGCGTCGGTTGCTTATGCGAGCATTGAATTGGCTTTGACTTTAACGTCAGCCACACGGTTTAGCCAGCCTTTGCCAAAAGTTGCAAAGGTGCCAAGGGAGCGGTAAAAGTCTTCCTTGGCTTGGCTGAACTTTTCAATCAGTTCAACAGGATCGATCGCCTGCACAGCTGCCATTGTCATCGGGCCGAACCCACCATCAGGCGTAACTCCTACTGCGGTTTGCAGGGTTTTTATCGAACGACCCACTCCTGCGTTTACGGCGAAATCAAACAAAAGGTATGCAACACCACCATTTTCAATTTCATCCCCACGCACGGCATCCCAATACTTCTTTTTGTACAGAGGCTCAACTTTTTCCGGTGTTAGCCCACGCATTTCAGCTTCATCGGACTCACGGCCTACCCAGTTTTCCCAAGTTGCCTTGGTCACGCCGAGGTTAGTCATGCCGCCAGGGTCTGCGGGATTATTAACGTAACCACCTTCTGACTTGAGCATCAACTCAAACGACTTTTGCCAATTACTAATCATTTACTCATCTCCGTGCTTGCTAAGTTAATGCGAGTCTTCGCTTGTGAAATGTCTTTGGGCGGTATCTTAAAACCCACCGCTATGTAGCCTACAAACCTGCCTTGTTCGGGCGGCACGGAACCACGGCACATATACGTCACGCCATGCTTGACAGCGTACTCACCGAGCTTTGAGCTTGGCACAAACGGATCGCAAGCTACTTCGCCCTGAAACATCGTGATGACCGCACGGTTGCGTTCGGGCGAACTGGTAAACAAAGCGTTGATTACGCCTTCAAGCGTCTTCTCTCGCCCCTGATTGCTCATTGCCAAGATGGTTGTGCGGCTATTTGACTGAAGATTGACAGAGTTAACAACCACCACATCTGCGCTCAGATCGTAAATTAAAGACTTGGCAATAGCCTCGACAAGCAACGGTTCTTTGAGTTCAGTCTTTTTGCTACTGATTGCACCCAAAATGACCTGCCGTGAGTCCCAAGCAAAGTAGCCAGCAAACGCAACAAACGCAATTAGCACCACCGAGATTAGCTTAAACGGGCTGTCCACCCACTTGATAAGATCAACCACTTTGTCGGTAAAATCTAAGTTCCTAACTGGCGCACGTTTTGCAACCCGTTTTACTGGCGCTCGTTTAACCGCAGGCTTTTTAGCCGTTACCATTACTTGTCGCTCTTTTCGGGCGTTTTGCTTTTCATGTCGATGATCTTCTCAAGCGTTCTGCCACCAAAGTAGAAGCTCATAATTAACATTCCCCATTGCCCAAGCAACTCGACGTACTTTTCGTTAGTGTCAAGATCAAACGCTGACATCATGGCGAAGATAAAGTAGCCCGCTAGGATGGCTATGAGGGTCATAGGGCGAATGTTTTTACTCAACCAAGAGTCAGACCTCATGTCGTTCTCTTGACGCTTAGTAAGCTCGCCCTGCTCTTGCATATCGGCTTGCATCTTGGCGAGTTCGCCATTCTGCTGCATCTGCATTAACTCAAGCTGGGCGCGGGCTTTCTGTTCAGGATCGGGAAAAAACTTGTCCAGCACCTTCATGCCAATGCCAAGAATATCCATGATAGGGAACATTATTTGTCTGCCTTGGCTTCAAGTTTATCGAACAAGCGGTCAAGCAACATCTCAACGCGGTCAAAGCGTTTGTCCATCTCAGACTTAATCGTGTCGATTTCGGATTTCTTGACATACGCGTCGCTGACGTGCAATTTGAGGTCAGAGATGTCGGTCTTGAGTTCCTTGACTGAATCCCATAGCTGGCGGCAAAACCATCCCCCGACTGCAAGTAGTGATCCTATGCCTACGTTGATGACGTTTTGCCAATCCATTAGTCTTCTCTCAGTTTGTTGCGATTTTGGTTAGCGGTCAAGTTATTACGGATTGCGCCTTGAGTCTTAGGGCCTTGACGTTTGCCTGAAGCGTCAGCGCGCAATTTTACTAACCGATCCTCTAGCAAGTCTAGAGTAGATTTCATTTGAAGACTAGCCTCTTCTGCTCGGCGCGCTAACTCAGCGTTTTGAGCAGCACTAGCCCGAGCGTCCATCATCTCAGGGCTGCGCGAACGGATAGCCGCTTGATCAAGTGCAAGTGATTTTTCACGCGCTTGAACAACCGCATCTTCAACCCACTTACGATCCATCATGCGACTGACAATTGCTTTGTCACTTAACTTTTCAAAGCCTGGGCTTACTTCAGCAATGTAAAACTTGGTTTTATCAAATGCTACTTTTTCAGCGGCGGTCAAATTAAAGTTTTGTTTTAACGTTACCTTGTCTACTGCCGACCCTAGCGTTGACATATAGTTTTGGAAAGTTTCAGGCGTAGCGCCTTTGATGCCTTGGCTTACAGGCGTCAATTTTCCGCTAACTGGATCCAAGTCAAACAACGTACCGCCGCCTGCTGGCGCCCGAGGCGCAGCCGACTCAGCAGCAAGTCCTTCAGCCTCTGCCATCCTCGCCATGCGAGTGCGGCGCGCTTCTTCAGACGCAACAGACGCAAGGGTGCTTTGTGGGCTAGGTGCGGGCAATTGTGCAGGGCCTCTACGGCTAAGATCAGCCCGCTCAACTAACGGTGCAGGTTGACCAAACACAAAATTAGGACGGATCTCAGGATCAAGCAATGCATTTGCGGGGTTGAACGGCACAATGTTAGATTGACCAGGCTCGACGGGGCGCAAATTGTTAACTGTAACTGGTGGTCGATAGTCTTTTGGCACAGCGCGTGACGCCTGAAACTCAGGCGAAGTCATTCTATTGGCTGCGACTCGGCGAATGATATCGCTAGTACCAGCACCAATAACGGCGCCCACCGGCGCGCCAATTCCACCAAAAGCACTACCGATAATGCCACCAAGCGCACCGCCTGGCCCTGCACGGGTAAAGCTAGGTAATAGCTTTTTACCCTCTGAAGTTAAAGCGGCAATTTCAGGAAAGTTAGATACGATCTTACCAATGTCGGCGATCACACCGCTTACTGGTTTTCCTTCGGACACAAGTTTTGCAAATGATTTTGGGTCAACTTGACCAGTACCAAAATCAGTTGCTGCCTCAATGTCATAAGTCTGCGCCATTTTTTGGCGCGCTTTTACAAAATTATTGCGCGCACTAAGGTTTGTAATGTTTTCGTCAATTAACTCTTCTAAAACACGCGCAGCATTCATCTTGGCGTTGGCTTCTGCGCGCGCCGCGGGCGTTACAGGATTCCCCGCTTTTTCAGTACGGATGACGTTTTGCGCTTCTTGGCGCATTTGCTGAATACTTTTTAGCAACTTGCCGCCACTACCGCCTTCGGCTAGTTGCGTCTTTAAATTGTTTAAATATGCGTTGGTTGCCGCGGCTTGACCGGTATCACCAAACAAAGGTGTTACTTGAAGATCGTCTAGCTTTTGAAGCGCGCCTTCAGGCACACGAATGCTAGGGATGTCTTGCACAACTTTGTAAGGGCCGGAGATGTCATCCCTTGCTCGAATATCATCAAAAACTTTTGCATTGTTAAGTGAAACCTCATCACCAAGACCTAAGTCTTTTTTTACAATTTCTGTCCATTTTGGTTTGTTGGCTTTTGATAAACGATCATCAAGATCAGCGCTGCCAATCAACCCTGTGCGTACCCGATTGCGCGCGCTAGGGTTGGATGCCGCGGGGTCAAGCGCAATGCCATACTTTTGAGCAAGGTTTGCAGCTTCAATTTGAGGTGCGCGCGCATAACTTTCGGCAACGCGAGATTCTTGAATCTGTTTAACCAAAGGTATTTCACTTGCCGCGCCTTTTAAATACCCTGCTTCGTTTCTTACAGCGGTTGCTGCTTGACGGGCAGCAGCAGGCGCCATTGCAACAGCAGTCGCGCCTTGAGCAAAGGGAATGGCGTTAAAGTCTACGCCTTGCAGTTTCTCGCCAGCGTATCCAATAATGTCTTTGGCGGTCTGTGTTTGCGGCGTGTAGGTAAGCGCGCTCTCAACATTTTTGCCAAACCGTGCGCCCTGGGCGCGGCCTTGTGGGGTGTTAACGCCGCCTAGCAATTCACCAGCTACAGCAGCAAAAGGAGCAACTGCCCCTTTAAGTATTCCTGTGCCTGCTGTAATTGCAGTTTCGGGAATGCCCGCAATGTAATCCAATACCCCACGGCTAGGCGCGCGCTCGGAGGGTATGGCATCCGGTTGGCGAACAACCTGGCCTTTAGCATTAAGCTGCGGCACGGCGCTGCCGTATTGGGATGGGGCAACATTTAACCCTTTCGCTAAATAAGCGTCAGGATCGAATGCAACAGGTTTGGCTAGATATGCATCAGGATCAAAAGCACCCATTACTAGCCTCCAAGGCGTTGTCTAATTTGCGCTGCGCGAGGGTCTTTAGGATTGGCATTTGCCCAATCCATAGCTGCCTTGTCTTCGCCGGTTAACGCAGGCGCGCCACCACTTGTTGACACAGGCTTATGATACTGCGTGTTTCGCCATTGATCGTTGTACTTTTCAGCCGCTAAATTTTCAAGCGCTTCAAATTTTGCCCGTACAGCTTCTAGCACATCCCTTGCATCCTTAACATCCATTTTTGGGGTAATGGTTGCAAGCATACTTTCAACAATAGGCCACTCTTTCTCTGTCATTGCGCCAATTGAGCCACCGGCGCGAAACATTTGCAAACCTTTGTTTTTCAAGTCGCTTTTTAATGAATCAAGTTCAGCTTTAACTAAAGCGGTATTACCGCTAAGTTCTTTTGTTGCGTATGCGGTAAAGCCACCAAAATTGTTTTCAAACCCTGTTTTGTTTTTAGGGTCTAATATTTTATCAATTCTTTCTGTGCCCCATTTGGTTGTGGCTTGCGTAGTTTTAAGCGCGCCTAAGTCCTTGCCGTGTTTTGTCTGCTGCTCAATAAACGCGGCAGAACCAGGCACTTGCTCAACCATTTGTGTTTTTTCGTTCCAGCGCTCATCAGGCTTGAGTCTAACGCCTTCAGGAACTCCTGTTTGGGGAATCCTAACTTCTTCTCCTTTGGCGTTGTACTGATATCCAACGCGCGGCGCAGGGCGCGCCACAGGAAGATTAATGCTAGTGCCGCTAGTAATATCAACCGCTCTTGGCATTGCACCTGTTTTAAGAGGTTGTGCAACCCCGTATTGATCAAGTTTACCTTTTACAGTTATATATGTACCTGGCTTTTCAGGATTTTCAATTGTCATATCAACTAGGTTGCCGCCGTATTCTCGTTCGGCAGATGCCATTAATTGAGTACGTTCTGCATTAAGTTGCTGAACATTTGCCGCAACTCTAGGGTTAGACATATAGGGTCTAAGGCGCGTAATCTCAGCGTTAATAGCTTTTATTTGTTCAAACTGGTCGCCAGTTGGAGCAAAAGCAGGCGCAGATGCCGGAGCAGCCGCCGGTGCTTGTGCGCCAGGCACTAACATATTTGCAACGGGTGCGGCGGGTGTAGCCCCTACTGTTGCGGGCAATGCGTTAGGCACCCCGCCACCAGCGGGCGCAGTCATAGGCGCCGCAGAAGGAACACCGCTACCACCGCCCATAGGAATGGCGGGTGTTCCTGTGGTTGTAGGCTTGCCAAATAACAAATCGGCTTCAGCCCGTTCTCTTTGTTCTTGAGCTAAACGCGCATTGGCTGGACCCGCACCAATATTTGCTGCTTGAATACGCGTTTTTGCCGCTAATTCTGCATCAGCAGACGTAAATATTTGATCAGCTTTTAACGACGAACGTTTTAACCAAGTTTCAAGTCCAGCAGGATCATTTGGGATTGCGGCTAACGCTTGATCCATTGGCGCAATAGATTCAACGTAAGGGCGTGTAAGCGGATTTTTATAAAACGAAGTTAGCCAGTTGGCTGCGTCTTGCGGCGTTCTAATCATCCCCGCTTGATTTTTCATCATAGCCAAAGATTTTTCAGCCGTGTTTATGTCACGGGCGCTAATCTCACTTTGCTGCCCAATAAGTTTCATGCCCGCAGCGGGCGCACGCGACATCAATTGACGCTTGCCTTCGGCGGTAGACAGATCACCGCCTTGCGCGTAAAAGTCACGCAAAGCGTTTTCGCTTTCGTACCCTTGTTGCATTTGCCGCATCTGCATCATCTGCCCCATCTGGGCAAGCATATTGGGCTGCTCAATAGGCTTTATGCCTAGCGCAATGTTGGTGTCGAGTGCCATGATTTATTCCTTAAACAACAGGGATTGAATAGACGTTAGAACCACCACCACTACCGTCATTCCTACCCTGTAGCAATTTATTCATATAGTAGGTGTTGGCAAGATTGCTGATGCCGCTTAACCCTTGGTTAAACGCGTTCGCCCCACCGATGATACCCGCCGCTTGAGCGTTAGCACCGCCGGTCAACGCATTGGTGGCGTTTGTACCATAGGCACCTAATACACCTGTTGTGCCTTGACCGTAATTGCCATACGCCGTGTTCAAAGCGTTACCGGCGTTGCCGTAGATGCCTGATGCGCCTTGACCATACTGTCCAATAGCTTGCCCACCGGCGCTACCAAAATTGGCGTTGGCTTGACCTTGCATAGCCGCAGCACTTTGACCGGCTGCTGCGCCCATTTGGAAAGGCTGAAGGGTGTTGCCACGGATGGTTTGAAAGCGATTAAACGCGGCGTTATATTCTTGGGATGCCAAATCACTAGAATAACCTGATGCAGCTTTTAATGCGTTACCTGAAATTAACCCCCCACGCGCAGCAGCTTGACGATCAATAGCTTTTAAACCTTCACTAATACGAAACGCATACCCAGGGTCTTTGTTAGCGGTAAAATCAGCAGGCGTAAAATCAGCCGTAGCAAAACGACCGTAGTTTGCTGCGCCCGTGTTGCCCCCAATACCCAACAGCGTATTGAGTTGGTTAAGGTTGGCAACGCCTGACTCGCGGTACGGCGCGAAGTCTGCGCGCGTCTTTTCGTACATTTCCCGCTGAAAAGCCATTTGCTGATCAAGCGCGTCGCGTTGGGCAAGCAGTTGCTTGTCAACGGTTGCGCCCGAGGCTGCAATTTGCCGGTCAAGCGCTTCTTTTTGCGCGGCAAGTTGTTGTTGCGAAATCTGATACGACAGTTGCCCTGACTCTCTTGCGGCTTCGGCCTGTGTGTTAGCAGCGTCGCGAGAGGCGCGTGCGCTATTTGCGCTGCCAAGTAAACTTGCGCCCGCACTAATTGCTGCCGCGCCAACGATAACTCCAGCCATGTTAATTCTCCGTTAAGACTAGCCTAGCATTATTGTTTGCCAACGCCAATCTTTTATCTAACAAACCACATTCAGGAATGACATAAAGTAACTCTTCCATTTCATCTATGTCGGTGCAGCCACTAGGGTTGTCGTAGATGTCAACCCATACAAGTTCTTCATCGCCTACCCACCCCACTCGGCGTGTGCCCGCTGGCGCATCTAATTCGATCGGCGCGGTCAAGGTGTGAAGTTCATCACCTAAGTTGACTGAAATTGTACCTTTTTCAAGTCTAACTTTATAGGGCGATTTATGCGCCGCGCCCACGATAACCGTGTTGGGCGGCACAATCATCGTGCGGATGTATTGCCCATTTTTAAAAACGTGGGTCGTGACAATGTCAGCCTGTGGCATTTTCAAAAGTTCGTCTTGCAGCACGTCGATCTTCTGCTGCAAGGTTGGCTTTAGAAAGTCAAGGTCAAAGGTCACTTTCATGCTTCTACCCACAACCATGTTTGCGTATTCAACACCCAACCGGCGCCAGGGTCGGGGGCGTAAAACACCCCCATTACGCCGTTTTGTACGACGTTCATGTCTAAGGTATAGCCAATGCCCGCATAATTGGCTCTGAGCGCCTTTGATTGGTCAGGGTCAGGTACGTCGGTATCGGGTATGTAATAGATGTTGCCACGGGTGTTGTACGACGTTTGCCACCAATCGGTTGGGTCGCCTACAAGACCGGTGTCAATAAACGCTTGGTCTGCGCGAATAACGTCTTCAACCAAACCTTTGCCGTCTGTAAACGCGGTGACTTTTGCAAAATAAGTCATGTCTGCAAACTCGCTGAAGTATTAAAGACGTGAATTGAGTAGCCACCGACTAGCGAGTAAGTGCCGCCGGTCATGCGTTGGGGGCCAAGGTAGCGCAAGGCGATAAAACCTGAACCGCCATTGGCTCCAACCCCTGCACCAGTACCACCCCCACCGCCGCCGCCAGTATTAGCTGTACCCGCCGTGCCTGAGCCGCCGCTACCTGGCACACCGCCTGCACCGCCACCACCTGAACCCCCCGCCCCGCCCTCTGGCCCACCCCCACCCCCACCGCGAGTAACCGCTGTGCTGGTTATTGAGGATGAAAGTCCGGCACCGCCTGCGCCGCCAGTACCACCCCCACCTCCACTATTTCCACTAGCCCCCGCGCCGCCGCCGCCGCCTGCGCCTGAACTATCACTACCTGAGCCTCCGGTATTGCCTTGACCGACCGTGCCCGCACCGCCGCTACCCACGGTGCTTCCTTCAACACCCCCGCCGCCGCCTGACCCACCGGTTTTTCCGCTGATAAAAGCGGCGCCGCCATCGTAATAACCACCACCACCACCGCCAACGGCGCTGATGCTGCCAAGCGAAGAGTTGCTGCCGTTTGTGCCGCCTGGGCGACCACCGGCACCGCCCCCGCCAATTACAATCGAATACAAAGTGCCGCTAGTTAAATTGCCTGAAGCTGTTTTATATCCCCCCGCACCGCCACCGCCGCCGTTGTAAAACGAATACGCGCCCGCACCGCCGCCCGCAATGATGAGATATTCAATCGGAATAAGCGAGTTTGTGCCAAAACCAAACGCGCCCGAGGTTGCTACACCAATGGT